ACAGGTGATAGATGTCCGCTGGTAATCCGAGGTTGGCGTCCGAGCTACGCTGGTAGGCCGTCAGGACCAGTTCGCCTTGTTCGATCTGGAACTGTACGAGGCTGAGGCATGGTGCCTGGTTGCTTTCCGTGCCGGTCGAACCGAGGAACAGCACGTAGTTCTTGCTGCTTCGTTTTTCCCGGTTGATTTTGCCAATCAGAGGTGGCAGCTTCTCGAAATAGGTAGGGTAGGAGTTCACGAGGATGGAGCCGCAGTAGTCCCACCAGTTTATCCCGGCTTCCCGGTATTTCTCAACCTGTCTTTCCCCGCTCATGAAGAGCGACAGTTCGCTTCTGAGCTTTTTCCGTGCGATATTGTGTCCCTCGAAAATATCGAGCAGTTCCGCCGGGGACAGTGTTACCGTCTCGTTCAGCAGGTAACGGCTTTCACCTTTCCTGCCTTTTTGTGTCTTGCCGTCGGCAAGTACCTTTTTTAGGATTTGATAATACTTGTTCATGGTGTGTTGTTTTGATACCCCGCAAAGGTACCGCGCCGTTATCCCTCTTCAATGGGGAGGCTGTCCCATTACACTGCAAACGGGTTACAGTCGCTTTGAAGCCGTTTGATGAGCGTGTATACCTTTCGCTCGCAAACATTATAACGTTCGGCCAGTACTGCCACGATGTAGGAAACCTTTTCGCCTTCGTCCAACAGCCTGTTGTAGTCATTGTATAGTTCGATATACTGTACGTCTTCCATCCGGATTCCCACTTTCCGGCATGTTTTCAGCATTCCTTTATTCAATTTCAGTATCTCAATTACTTTCATATTCAACAAAAATTAGTACTTTTGCACTGTCTCACTTATTAAACAACAACGAAAACACCCAAATGGGGTGGCATGAGGGCATTGCCCCCGGCCGCGCTCCATTTGGGTGCGTTGTGTTTAATAGTAAGTGAGACGACTGTTTTAACAGGCCGGGGGCTTTTTTTACAGCCTTACCCCCGAAGGCTTTTTTAATCTACCGCATATAGCGACAAATCAAATACATCTTTCTTTTTCCATCCGTCGGCCAGCGTGTTTTGGATATGCTGCATGGCTTTCGTATAGAAGTCTGTCAGGTCTTCCAGTGTGGCAAACTCGCGATAGACCGGTTCGGTGTCCGTCCCGAATTTGAACACGACCGGAAGAGTCGCCCCTGCTGTTTGCACGGCAAGGTCGTAGGCTGCCTTGTAGTTGAACTGGTTCTCGCTTGACAACCATACCGGGACATTCTCGTAGGTGAAACCTGATAGGATATCCTTGTCAGTTTCCCGGTTGTGCCATGTTATGACCGTGGAGCGTATCTCGTCTTCGGTGGGTCGATGGTCGAACTCCTCTTCCATGTAGGTGGCCGATCCGTTCTCTCCCGGCTGCACGTCCCATCGGACACGCCATTTGTTTTTAATGGGGTTTATGCATTCAAGCAACCGTACCCCGATGTTTCCTTCCACTTTTTTCATCAGCTGAATACATACTTGGTTCTACCTTTGCCGAAAGTTTCCGTCCGGATGATGGTCTCAAACGGAAATCCGTCCGGCATTTCACTCACTTGCGCGAGGATGTTCTTCATCTCTTCCGAGTTGGTGAAGAACTTCTTGGCCTCGCCATTCATCTCGATGGCTACGATACAGCGGTCCTCGCCCTGTTCGGTGCGGATGCCGGTCTCGAAGTCCTTCACGATGATGGGTAAGTTCACTAATTCCCGGATGCTTACCACGGAGCCGGGAAAACGTTTCTTGCCGTCTTCCGGCTTGTAGGAAACGTTCAAGTCTTTAAATGATCTCATTTTTTTGCCTGTTAATTTATTAAACAACATATTGCAGTCGGCGTGCTTGGCCATCCCATAGAAGGAAGCGACCAGTTCACGCCTTCTTTTCCTCGATTTGACCTCGTGCATTTTTCGGGCGAACTTCTGTTTGATGCGCTTGCGTAGGCGCACATGGTCGGGGTATATGACATATCCCAAGAAGTCTATGCCCTCGTCCACCGGGAATACACGTTCATCAGGCTTTACAGTAAGCCCGATTTGTGCGACCTGGAAATGGACGGCATCACGAATCTTCCACAATTCTGATTTCGCGTCACCGAGTACCACGCCGTCATCGCAATAGCGGTAGAAATGGCGGACGCCGTACTTGTCCTTCAAATAATGGTCTAAAAAAACAGACAGGAGCAGGTTGCCCAACCCTTGCGACGACCTCAGCCCGATGCTGATTCCTTGCGGCATGAGCCTTACGAAGTTGTCAAGCATGGCGATGAGTTTCTTGTCCTTGAATACCCTCCGGACACAATACATTACGAAATCCTGCCCCACGCTCTCATAGAACTTGGAGATGTCGAATTTGTAGCAGTAGCGTGTTCCTTCCGGGTCTTCTTTCATGTCGCGGCGTATGTACTCCATGAGGTCGTGCATGCCGCGGTTCTTGATGCTGGCTGAGGTGGTACGGATGAACCGTTTCTTCAGGTGCCTGTCCACTACGGCCATGATTGCGTGGACGGCGATGCGGTCCTTCATGGTGAGTATCTGGATACGTCGCATTTTTCCACCCTCCACGATTTCCCTCTCCCGGTAATCCTTGACGGTGAATGTACCTGTCTTGATTTTTCCGGTAAGTTCCTGAAGCACCTCTTCCCTGTGCGCAAGCAGGTAACGTCCCTGGCGGCTTTTTTTTCGTTTGGAGCCACGGAGGACCTGGTCGAATGATTCCGCCATATTGGAATAATCGGCAATCTCTTCCACTATATATCCTTGCCTGTGCATTATAGCATTGTTTTTTTTGATTGTTTTACAAACGGAAGATAAGGGCCTTCCTTTCCCCGGGTCTGACTTCTTCGAGCTGACTTGAGCCTACCAAACTCCACCCGACGCGTGATTTTTCAGCTTTCCGCACCTGTGCGCTTTTGCTGTGGCTTGCTTCCCTCGGCACCACGGTAGGGGACACGTCCCCGGTGTTGTACGCCGATTGTTAGATTTCCAGACGGGAGCCGACATTCGTGTTCGAGTTCGATGCATCGTTATTCGCATTCGCATTCGACACGCCGCCATTCGCATTCGCATTGTTGTACCCGCGATAGACCACACGGACTATCAGGAAGCTCCACCGGGGTGCAAAGGTACGGATAAAAGCCAGTCCCCTTGTTAGATAACGAGGAAAATCAATGCGGCGATTGCTCCTCCGGTCACGGTGAGTGTCCAGTCCCAACGACCGCCCCGGAGCTTGTCTTTGAGCTCCAGCGAGGAGGCTGCGATGGCGGCTGCGTATAAGGCCGCGTACGGTGTCAGGGCTGGCAGCCCCACGATAAAACCGCCTACCAGGTGTTTGTAGCGGTTACTTTGTTTCAAAAATGAAAGAATCTTGTTCATAAGCAATTGGATTAAAAAATGTTTTGTATATTTGCAAACACAGAAGCATTGAGGGAATGACGAGCAGGCGTTTTAGTCCAAAGTGTCGCCCTTGGTGCTTTTGTTTTTTTATTCTACTATTATATCATTTACTGAGTATAAAAAGTATTTTATGCGGATATAACCGTTATCCCTTCTTGTTACTTCTTTGGCAACATTAAGCCTTACCCATTTTCCATTGATTTTAACTTTGAAGTAGAAGAAGTGTTCCACATTGTCCGTCCTTGGGTGAGTCAATGCGGAATCATCCACATATTCGGCACGTTCAAGGTGTGAATCCAGGTTCTTCAAGTCCTCCTTGGAAACGATGCGTGTCCGTCCGAATGTGTCGGAGAACAAGTGCTTGTTGCCCTCTTTGGTAAAGCCGATATTCAAGTCCTTTCCATTTATGTTCTTTTCCACTTTCTTTTGAAGTAGAGGCTCCATTTCATGCAGATAATGGATACGTTCGATGGCTCGTGCGGACTTTTCCCGGTCTCCGGCGCATTTTTGCAGTATTTTGCAGGCGGCGCACAGCTCGTTGTCCGGAACGAAGGCCAGTTTAAGTTTCCCTTTGGCCATATCACAATCCCTGCACCTTTTGATGGTGTATGGGTTGTAATCCGGCATGGTCTTCTGTTCTTTTCCCGGGTTGAACCGGAAGATGCCTTTGGTGTCCCTTTGAAGGGCTGACTCGCCCAATGCCATTGCCTCATCGTAGGGCGTTTCCGGATATTTGGATTTTCGTACCTGGACTACGGTGCACCTGCAGTTCCATCCATTTGGCGGGAAATACTCCTCCCAGAAGGGGTCTGCCATAGGTCGTGTTACCCCATGCAGTTCGGCATGTTCCGGGCGAACCTTGCCATCCCCGGCCGTCCGGTACTGGAGGTTGTAGCGGTCCCCGTCTTCTGCGAACCGTTCCCACTTGGCGGCCATAGTCGCCGAAGCCTGCACAAAGTTGTACTCTGCCCGGAGGTAGCCCCGATTATAGGTTTCGTCTATCTTCCGGACATCGTTCAAAAAGCGTTCGAACGTTTTTCGATTGCCGTTCTCATCCAGCAGGGAGGGGAAGGCTTCGTTCAGTTCATGGAACGTCTTCAGGCCTGAGAATATATAATCCGACCTCTGCAGGCGCCCTCGCATGGCCTCGGACATCTCCACCTGCCGGAATGAAGAGTCCAGGACGGAGGCGTGCGTCTCTATAAAGTCCTGCGCCTCTTCTGAAGCCAGTATGTTGATTTCAAGGTTTGCCCCCTGCTCCCGGAACAGGGCTTTCATCATGCGGTCGAACATCTCTGTAAGCTTGTCACGCATCAATTTTGCCTCGTCCTCTTTTGAGAGTTGGAGGGTATGATTGCCAAGCAATGAACTGTAGCGTAGATGCAGCCCCGAATAATCCTCGGGGCTCAGTCGAAAAAACGGGACAGCGTTCCAGCCTGTTTGCCGTCTTTCTTCTTTTTCGGATCTGCCGGGTCCGGCTCTTCCTTCGGTTCCTTCTCCTCGCACGGAATGCCGTATTTTTCCTCAAAGTACTGTGGCTTCACCTTGTAGTGCTGCAGTACCATTTCTTCGTAGGCTTTCTGCTGTTCGGGCGTGTAGTCAATGGAGTAGTCCCAATCAAAGCGCAGCCCTTTGACAGGGAACCCGTGGCGCACCATTCGCGGAATGAGCTGGTTGTTCACTATATCCCGAAGCATATCACAGTCGCTTTCCACGAGGTTCTGGAACACTTCCAGGTGCGTTTCAGACTGTGAGAGGCTGCTTCCGTCCTCAATGGTCATCGTCTGCCCGATGATAAGCTTTGACAGTTCGGAGTTGGCCCGATCGATGCGCTTGTCATAGACATTGAATGCATCTCCCTTGCCGCTTTCCACAAACTCGATTTCGGTTTCCATTCCTGCCACCATGGAGAGGGCGGTTCCGGCTTCACGCAGCATCTTGTCGAGACGGTCAATCTCTTTCTGATCGCGCGAAGTGGTGCGTGCTATACGCATGGGCATTCCGAATATTTCCCCGAAGGTGTCCCAAAAGGCCAGCATGTTCTTTTTGGGGATAGTCTGTGAAGCAGCCTTGAGATACAGCCCGAGGT